ATCAACCTCTTTGAAGCACAAGGCCGGCTAACATGGCCAGAATTTATCGCGCTACTTAACGGTTTACCAGAGGGGACGGCTGTATCTCAATTGGTAGAGATACGGTCTTGGAAACCCTCAAAGAACGATAGTAGCGAGTACAAGGCCAAAATGAGACGGCTACAAACTAAATACAGATTAGATGGAAAGGAGGGAGATGAATAATGGCGGATGGAAAAATAGTTATTGACGTCCAGGTAAATGGGCGCAAACTTACAGAGCTATCAAATGCCTTGAAGCGTTTAGAGTCCGAAGCCCGCAAATCGGGCCAAGGTGTCAAGACGGCAGGCGATGGTATCCAGGCAACTGGTGACAAGGCTTTAAGAGCTGGACAAGGTTTTAAACGTGCCGGTGACCGTATGGCCGAGGGTGCGAAGCTGTCCGAAACCTCTAGCAATGGCTTTCGTCGTGCTGGGGAGAAGATCAAAGAAAGCTCTGATTTAGCTGGACGCTCTGGCTCTGGGTTTAAACAAGCCGGGGAGAAAGTTAAGGAAAGCTCTGATCTAGCCCAACGTTCGGGCGATGGCTTTAAACAAGCGGCAGAAAAAGTAAAAGCCTCTGGCAACGAAGCCAAGACAGGCGGAGAGGGCTTTAAGTCAGCAAGTTTTAAAATCAAAGAAGCCGGTGCGCTTTCCAAGTCTGGTGGTGATGCTTTTAAGCAGGCAGCCGAGAAAGTAAGGGAAGCTGGTACAATCAGTAAAACCGGCGGGAATGGTTTTAAGGTAAGCGCTGATCTAGCCCATAGAGCTGGACAAGTCGCATCTCAAAGTGGGGGCGGTTTTGTCAAGTTAAAAGACATCATCAAAACTACAGGCGACCAGGCTGAAAAGAGCGCGTCAAAATTTGACAAGATCAAAGACGCAATCAAAAACTTTTCGGTCGGTGCTGTAGCCTTTAAAGCTGTAAGCTCAGCCATGAACCTTGTAAGCCAGTCAATGGACAAGGCTATTGACCGTTTTGACACCTTGCAACGCTTCCCGAAAGTCATGAAATCGCTGGGGCACTCGTCAAAAGATGTAGCATCATCTACCAAGCTACTTGCCGAGGGTATCGAGGGCTTACCAACTTCTCTTGATACGGTCGTAGCTACGACTCAAAAGCTAACCTCAATGACTGGTAACCTTAAACAGTCTACGAAGTTAACAATCGCCCTAAACAATGCCTTTCTTGCTTCTGGTGCATCAACGGAAGAAGCAAGCCGTGGTTTAACACAGTATACTCAGATGTTATCATCTGGTAAGGTTGACTTGCAATCATGGAAGACTTTGCAAGAAACCATGTCCTATGCCTTGCAGAAGACAGCAGAATCTTTTGGTTATGCTGGGGCATCGGCACAAAATGACCTCTACAAGGCTTTGCAAGATGGCAAGATAACTTTTAGTGATTTTAGTAAGCGTCTGGTTGAGTTAAACAAGGGAGTGAATGGTTTCGCTGAGATGGCGAAGAAAAACTCTGAGGGTATCAGGACATCATTTAATAATATTGTCTTGGCCGTAGCAAAAGGTATCGCAAACGTCATAACTGAATTTGACAACTTGAGTAAGGCAGTCACTGGTAAGAGTATAGCCAAACATTTGGAC